GAAAGTATATCAAAACTAGATACAAGACCCGAGAAGCTGCCATCAGAGCAGCTTACAACTTCATTCGATACCGAGGTGGTGATCCCTATCTAGACAAATCAACTATTCGCTCTCGGACGACTGAGACTGGTCGACGGAAGAAATAAATCCTCGCTTGGAGCACTTAGAACAATATTCTTCATCTTCTGATGCAGCATATTTGCAATTCTTACAGATGTGATCAGGGACGAACTCCTCATCCTCATCAACTCTGACTCTGAACAGCTTATCATTCCCAAAAACAGCGGAATGTTTCTGATGCTTCTTTCCCAATCTGACATAAATAGTACACGGGGTCACCTCATAATGATCAGCCATGGTTTTGACATCTGGAAATTCCACCAGAACCTTTTGCCCACCCTGCTCGATGACGGAAACAAACTTACACTTCATTTTTTAATCTTTATTCTTTTATAATAATTATTCTTTTAAACTTTTATGGTAAGCGGAGCTCCGCTTACCTTTTACCTTCCGCTTACCTTTCACTTTTCATTATTTACCTTACTTTACCTATTACTTTCTTAATTTATAGTAAAAGGTAAGCGGTAAGCGGAGAATATAAAAATATTTCTACAAATCAAAAAAAAAACGGCGGCATTGTCGGACGCCGACACGGCCGACAAAAAAAATCAGTTTTTCAAATGGATTTTTTTTGAATCTCTTACCATTACCGCTTACCTTTGGATTTGAATCATGGATTCAAATTTCTTCGATGTCTTCTTCCTGACAGATGTCTAAAATCCGATCAATGAAGTTATCAATTTTGAACAAATAGCACTGTGTGGGCTTCCCTGAAATTTTTACAAGTTTAGTTTGGACGTTTACAGAATTCAATAAACCCTTCAAAATCTTGAATGAAGTTTTAAACCCAGTTATCCCTTCATCCTCTATAAACTCGTCAAGATCTTCTTTGAAGGTATAATTTGGTACCACATAAGCACCGTCCTTGTTCTTCTTAAGTTTCTCATAATCGGATCCATCAATAAAAATCTTTTTCACGAATCGATAAACTGGATGGATTGAGTTCTCTCTCATCTCCTGATAGTCATGTGTGATAGGCCTTTCACGTGGGTCATAATCCTTCAAATCAACCTCGTTCAAGAATTTCCAAATTGACCATAATCCATCTTTTTTGAGATTTTTGAGTTTGGCAACTTTATCTCTACTCACCTTTTTCTGGGGTCTAAACACCACCAATCTCCGGTCATCATGAGAGACTTCAAGAGGATTCAAATTATTTGAGAAAATGAACAATCTGGTGAAATTCTTCTGAGAGTATTTTTTCAACCCTTTGTGATTGATTACGAGTTCATTGGAAGTTGATAGACCCTTGATGTTCTCCTTGTACATAAAACCATCTTTACCTTCTAGTTCATTAATTCTGACGATTATTTTCTTCTCTAGACTCCCATTGAAAGATCCCAAAATGTCCCTGACTCCATCTTCCGCCAGATAACAAAACTCACGACCAATAATATCACCCATCACTTCTAGGAGGGTATCTTTCCCGGTCCCCTGAATTCCCTTCATCACAATGATAGCTTCTGGGAGTTCATGAGGTTTCTGGATCATGTGAGCCAAATATTTGATTAAGTAATCATAGCATACCTTGTCACCATTCATCAAATGATTCACATGTCCGGTGAAAAGATCGACTGATTCTTGATCATAAGTCCCATCTAGAAGATTATATTTGAATCCGTTGAAAGTGTTCAGAACATTTTCATCATCTAATGTTCCAGGATACCAATCGATCCGTTCGTATCTTCTCAAATTCTTATCATCCAACCAATCTTTCACGAAACGTTTCTCAACAATCTTGTCCTTGATAACTTTCTCATAAGACCATATGTTGGTCACCCCCATAAAATCAGTCTTATTGTAAAGAACAATTTCATTTCCCATTTCCCTGGCAAAAAGAAATGGATTCTCGATCATACAATACTCCTTCTCGAATCTCTCTTTGACGTCTGCATAATCCATACTCACTAATTCCTCGTATTCCAGATCATCAATATTATCTTCGATGTACGTATCATGTTCTTTGATCTTCCAGACAATTCCGTATTTGTGAGTGGCTTCATTCAGATCACCCAAAATATTCAATCCCTTCTCCATCAGCATCCCATCGAAACAAGGAGTACCCCAGAATTCCTCGCTAACGATACTCATGGCCTCGCATAATATCCGGTTCTCCCAAATGGTCATCAAACAATTTAGAAAAGATCCCTTGCAGTTCTCCTTCTTCTTCTTCTTGTATTTCTCAAAATCGCTCAGTTCTTCTGGAAGCTCATCGTAAAAAAGCTTCTGAGCCAACTTGAATTCCTTGTCTAATTCCTTCAAAAATTTAACATCACTCATAACTTTTCGGTTGCTATTCAAACTGATCAGAATTTTCTCCTTCTCAATGTCATACTTATCTAAAATCATATTCCGATTCTTGATGTACTCCTTCAATCTCGGGAAAGAGTAATCAGGAAAATATTTTTTTACCATCCATAAAAGGATAGTTGGGTGAGCATTCACCATATCATAATCTTCATAATACTCGCCGACTAGATACCCCCTCAATTTCTTTTTCATCTTCTGGACTCCAAAATTTCTCTCCACATAAACCCGTCCTCTGTCCTTCATATGTTTAGAGAATTTGTAATTCTGCTTGACTCTCCCCGCATCCTTGACAACAGTCTTTAAAAAACTTTTCAATAAAAAGAGATAGGTCTCCCGATCCATCTCCTTTTCGCCATTCTCTGTTCCATCCTCCCATAGAAATGATTTGAATTCCTTGTCTGGAATTTTCAAGAGCTTCTTAGCTCTTTCGACGTTAACTTTTTCGATCATCTCAACTTCCGTAAAAACCCTCTCATCCTGTTCCTGGCTGCCAACCGTCGCAGGGTCAGAGGTCATGTTGTTCTTTTGTCTGTCATTGAAATTCGATCTGGACATATTTTTATTTTTATAAAATTATTTTTTTAAACTTTTTTTTTAAAAAAAATATTTTTGCTATTTCAAAAAATGACCATCTACGTTGTCAAGAGAGCCGGGGTCGAAGATCCAGAGATCCATTTCTCCGTTAAGACTCTATCCTCAAAATATCGATGCTCCATCCAATCCATCCGAAACCGAATCAAGGAAGAGGAGTCAGTACGGGGTGTCAAAAAGTCTAAGATTTTTGGAAACGATAGAATCTTCAAACTTCATTCCATCCCAGAAAGGGGTGAAGTTGACCCAGTAGCTATTTGTGAAAATTGCCCATATGCCGTTCAGGAGGGTCATCACCTCTGTGAGAAATGTGAAGAGGAAGAGGAAATCGTTGAAAATTTCCCACCCCCATCAAAAGAGAAGAAGGATGAGTCTGGCGAGGAAGAAGGCGAGGCCAGCCAATCGGAAGGAGATGACAGTCGATGACCTAATTTCTCATTATGAATCTGAGGTGGCAGAACTTGAACAAGTTTATGATGAATTACAGAAGATTAAGGAATCGGTCAAACCTCCCACACCCAAACCTCCTACTCCTGAACCTGAACCTGAACCACCCAAACCTCCTACTCCTAAACCTCCAACTCCTGAACCTGTGAAAGTAGCTAGCCCGAAAAAGAAAATAAGAGTCGTTCAGTATAAGAAGAAGGTTGTAGAACCTCCTCCGATGGTTAAACCTCCCCCTAGAACCACAGAAACTTTATCAATTGATGAATCTCTGGAAATGTTGAAACCTAAAGAGAAGAAGAAAAAGTGGACCGTGATCTACTATGAAGATAGCGACAAGACCAAAGAAATTAGAAGGGAAGAATATTCAACAAACAAAGCAGCCGCTGAAATCCTAGGATGCTCAGGTTCAACTATTACAACCTGGGCAAGAAAAGGAAAAGATTTGAAAAAACCTTTCGTGATTGTCAAGAATGAGTAAATTAATTTCTTTTTCATCATAAAAGAAATCAAGATGTCGAAGAAGTCAGCTCCTTCTCAGCCTCTGAGTCAGTCTGTCTCACTTCTTCCTATAAATGGTACTACTTTTTCTCCTGGTGGAAAGATCGTGTTCGAGATTGCTCCAGATCTTGGAATGATCAAAGCAGCTCGAGGAGAAACTTATCTGGTCTTTACAGTTAGAAATAATTCCTCTACCCCGCTTAGGTGGATGCTAGCCACTTCTGGACAGGCTCTAATTCAGGATGTGACTGTTTTCTCAATGGAAACTGGCCAGCAGCTTGAACATCTTCAGAATTATAACCAGGCGATGTGGCTCCTCGACCAATATTCCCACGCCTCACATGGTGTTCAGCAGACAGTTGAGGGGATGGTAGCTGAGCCATTCTCCCTTGAGGTTGATAACACAGACGCCATTGCCCGTCGAGTGAGGTTCAGTGATGGAAATTCAGACAAGATTTATAACTCAGTTTTCTCTCCAATCGATGAGGATGGTAACCCAGCCACCACTTCTGCTGGTGTTTTCCCTCAATGGCAGGTTTGTGTTCCTCTCAAGCTTGGTATTTTCTCTTGCTTCCAGGAGGAGAAGCTCACCCCAGTCATGCTTCTGGGAGGTCTCCGTATTGAAATGACCCTGTCTAACGCTCAGCCAGCATGTGTTCCTCTTGTTCCTCTTTTGAATGGCCTCCCACTCCGTGAACCAATCGCCACTCCTTCTATCGCTTCCGCCACAGGCATTCCTTGTGTCCAGGGTGCCACAACGTCTATCCTGGCCATAGAGGACACTGACATTGAGAGCTCTGGTCTTGTCGTCGGTCAGACCATGGCTTTTGACGGTGGGGTCGACGTGGCCTCGACCACCATCGCGGCTATGTCAAACGTTGGAACTTCGATGCACGCCACATTCTCCAATGTGGTGGACTGTTCCGGAACCTCAGCCCGTGTGTCCACCACAGCTTCTCAGTGGGCCTCGGCTCTTAACTATGCAGTTGAAGGTTGCGAGCTCCGAACTATGCAAGTGGTTCCTTCAGATCTTGGATCTCTCAATAAGAACACCGACTATCAGTTCCGGACTTATGAACTTTTCTTTGACTCTATTCCGGCTTCTGAGAGGCGTCACCAAGTTGAGATCCATTCCGTTTCGAGTATGGCTAAGTCTATCATGGCTCTCCTCTATGATTCCAGTGAGGAACTAGATGAGTCCGCCCCTTCCTATTTCCTTGGCAGTGATCCAGACACTCTCAATCTGAACTCGGTCCAGTTCTTTATTAACAATAGACTCTATCCTCTCCAGTCATACGACCCACGTCGTCATCAGGATCGTCCCCAGACTTTCAATGAGCTGCAGAAGGCTTTCTCTGCCATGGGTTCTCCTGTTGAGTCTTTCGGGGATGGTGAGGCATCTAACCTTGATTCTTATTCTAACACTTTCCTGGTCTGCCGTGAGCTGGCTCGTGGTAACTATGTCTACAATCTCAAGGATACGGAGCCTTCTATCCGTCTCGGATTTTCAGCCACTCGCTCAAATATCACCAGGGTCAATACCTTTGTCTGGTCTGACAGGATCGCCAGAGTTGATTCGTCCGGGGTCACTCTGATCCTGTAATTACCTAAATTTTTAAATTTACCTATATTTTTTTAAATCTAGGTAAAAAGAAGATGGCTCCCAGGAAGATCAATTTTTCTCTCCCGGCTATCAACGAGACAAGCTCGGGATTCAGTCCTCGAGCTGGATACCCAATTATCAAGTTTACCGTTCCTTCGCAACAGGCACTTCTGGAGACGGTATCTCTTCGTCTTAGGGGTCGTTTTCAGGTCAGGTCTGACTCCAGCACTATTGTTTCCCCCAACACCGTTGGTCTTGATAACATCGGTGATGAGGCTGATTCTGCTCAGATGACCAGTGCTACGGCTGTGACCATCCCCATTTTCGGAGGTGTTAAGTGTGCCATTGATAAGGTCATTATCCAATCCAAGAAGACTCAGGCTGAGCTTACCTCTGTTACCAACTATTCTCAGTATCTCTCCCTCCGTGAGAGTCGATTTGGGATCAAGTCAGATTTCCGAAACTCTCTTCCATGCCGATCTTTCTCTCTCGGCGAGAATGCTCCGGAGGCTCAGCGTCGGTTCATGATTTCTGACAATTCTAACGTCACCCAGGATCAGGATAAGGGTCAAGAGTTCACGATCAAGTTGGATGTGGATCTCTTCCAAAATAAGCTCCTCCATCTTGGTGAGGATTATCTTGGAGGTCTTCAGATCTCTCTCTATCTAGCCCCAGAAAGTGCGTTCTTCGCTACTTTCCAAAATGGTGTGGCGACTGCTCAAACCACTTCTATCTCGGCTTACCGATATGTTCTGCAGGATCTTCGCCTAGAGGGTCGCTATGTTGTTCCAGATGCTGACATGCTCAAACAGTACAGCGTGGAGATTCAGATGGATGATCAGATCAATCTTCTTCAGGACGTCCATTCGTCTCGATCAGCTACTCAGATCACTCCTCAGGCTCAGTTTGTCAAGGGCATCACATCTGTTTTCCTTCTTCAGGATCAGACCAACAATTTCAACCAATCTCAGTATTCCTTCGTCATGCCACCTGGTGTCCGCGAGGTGAACCAGTCTAAGAACAACGCCCGCTACCCACTTAAGTTCCCGATGAAGTCGGTTCCTAACTACGCCACTCGAACCGCCGAGGATGTGGTTAATTACAGTTACCCTGCTCTGGCTAACCCAGCCATTGAGGTCCGTCTCCAGTTCGAGAGGGCTCTCAGGGATGGTCTACTCCCAGCGTTTACGTCGGCTACCTTGGCACTTACAAATGATGTTATGGCCCAAATGGAACTGGCTCAATCTGGGGCTTCTCCGACGACATCTACCAATCTTGCTCAGGATTCGGTGGGTGTGGGTATCGATTACACGGCTGGGATTGGTCTGGTTCAGTCATTCCGCAACCAGGATTACACCCTTCTCCTGGACTCTGGGGTCAATACTCAGAATGGAAACCTTCTGGATTCGTATGCTGACCAGTCTCTGCTCCAGCAGATCTTCGTTAGGAATAATGCTCTGTTCAATACTCAGACTTTGGTCAAAAGTCAATGAGCGCAGTGAATCTAAATGTTTAAAAGAATAATTATTTAAAAAAATAATTATGCATGTCTACAAAGGGAGCAAAGATAAGGCAGCTAAGAAAGCTCTCAAGCAAAGGAAGAAAGAATTGATAGACATTATTCGATACGTGGAACCGAAGGATTATGAGAGAACTCAGAGATTGCATGATATGGCATATTCTATCGTTCAGAAAATGATCACTGATGAATTTGATTGTATGGTTTATGACGTTATTCTAGATTATAAGATGGATGAAATTGAATGTGAAGTCAATTCCAAAGTTGAAGAATACGGTCGGATGTTAGGATGGAATCTCCTTCACAATAATGTATATTCCTGGAGACCAAAAAAGCCCCGAAAGGATTGGACCCCCATTGAAAAAGAGATTGTTCATGTTCTCCTTGTAAAGGACAAAATCATCAGTCAATTACTCCTAGAAAACATCAATAAATCTAATAAAGGTGTTATCATAAGTTGAGATCCCCCATTTCTTTTATCGTAATAAAAGAAATGGCTAGTCCTCTTTATATTGACGCATCAAGAGTTAATAGTATATCTAACAATGATGAGAAGAACAATGAGTGGACTTATAAACTCAACGAAGGAACTATAATTCCGGCAGGATCGACAGTTCAAGTTATTTCATCATTTATCAACAAACAGGGTATCACGGACAATTCAATCGAGTTGACCGATGATATTAATGAAACATTTTCTATTGGATACACCGTACCACAAACTGCCATGTGGCAACAGAAACCAGAAAGAACAGCAGCTGATGATCGTCTCCAGACTGCATCTCTAGAGAACCCCAATGAATGTCTTTCCCTAGAAACTCCAGAAATCTCAGTTCCTCTCACCAATTATTATGACTGTATGGTTCAGCATAATCCAGTTCATTCTGCAGGGATGGATCTTTTCACTAAGTCAATTCCATCCTCGCAACTTGCATACCTTGATGATGACGCCGGGGGTGGGATTAATATTGTGTGTTCTGGAGATTGGACAACAGAAGTTCAACCCAATATGACCGTGGTTTTCAAGGACATCGTCCATCGGAACGCATCGGCCGAGAAAGATCCAACCGGTCGTCAGGCGACTTTTAACCGAAATTATTTTGGAGTCTCAACTGTTCAATATTTTGACTTCGCAGATACAACCATCATCACCACAAAAACAGGAGGGGATCTTTTACTTGCTGACGGAGGAAACTATATTTCTGGAGATAATTTTGAGCTGGGAGGTTCCCTCTATTACACAGACACAACTTCTGAAACATACAAAACATGCACTGGTGTAGCATATCTCAACTCATATGTTGGAACATCTGCCGGAGGTGAGACATACTACCAGCAAACAAAACTAAATGCTTACGAGGTAGCCTATGAAGGAGCTGGTGATGTCGTTCCTCTCGAAGGTCAAAAAGATGACATGAATTATCAGGGTGGGGTGAGGTCAGATATTTGCGGAGAAGAGTTCAGGGGAAATTGTGCTGATCCAACTAGAGACATTATTTGGAACGCTTCAGGAACTTCGGTTTCTCAATATGATTTTGACCGGTGTTCATACTCATTCTATTTCGCTCCATCCTACCAAACCTATGACGCCGGCACATCAGCTGTCCAATCTAACCCAGCTTTCGATACTTCTCATTTTGATTTTGAGGATGGGATTTATGGTCCAAATGGTCACAATATCAGAATGGATCTGAGTCATACCAATGTTGGATACACTGGAGAGAATAATGTTAGAAATACTTTCACTTCAGAAGCAGGAACTTCTATGATCCAAGATGATCCATGGTATCCTTATCAAAACGCCCTCCCATACACCGAGTATCCGTACCGTCGAGATCTATGCATTCCTAAACCTGGACAGCCCGCCAAGACAAAAGATAAGTATTGTCCTCAGGTCGACTATCTCAGAAATGGTGATTCCTGGGATTCAGCTCCGATGAGATGTGAGATTTTTACAGTCAACGAAACAGAGATGGTTCAGTTTGGAGGAGCACAGGATCCATTTCAGCCTTACATTTATCAGAACAGAGAGGGACAGGAAGTCACCGAAGAAACTCTTAAAACTTTGGACCCAGTAACTTTTCTAGATCGGGTTACACTTTCTCAATCTCAGATTCGAGGCCTTCTCAACAGATCAGATTCTCATCCATACGTGAAACGGTCCATTACTTTCGATGTTCAGAATATTGGATCAGATGCTCAGTATCTGGTCCAGGGAGATATTATGTTCGGTCAGATTATCAAAACAGACCAAACTGCAGCAGTCCAAGAGCTTCTTTTCCCAGCCAGAGCTTTCCGATCTGAACTGGATCCATCCGATGTCTCGTCATCTACAATCTATAACACAGAAGAAATTCAGATCGCCTGCATGATTGATAAGATTGAAAATGAGGGCACTACTTCAGCTACTATCACATCTCTCATTCCTCTCAGCAATCTCAACTTGACTGGAGCAACCATCACAGATTTCATTTACCCATACTCTAAAGAGGCTCCATTTAATCCTAATAATTCAACCGATGCTACATTCCAATCCTTTGATCCCTATCCAACTCTTTCATTTGATAATATTACGCTCAAGATTACAGTCGATTCAGAGGATTGGACAGATCATCAGCCCCAGTACATTCCATGTTTCGCAGCCAAGGGGATGCAATCTGATCTCCCTGGAGATACACCATTCGATGCAAAGGCCTCTGGAAATGATACCTCTGGTGGAGCTAGGTTTAATTATTTCATCGATGGAATGCACAATCAAACTCAACTGGATTATTTCAAGATTGTCGGTGAAGATTACGCCATTAATCCAAACCATTCTCAGAATTTGAAAGACTTCATTGGAGAGGATCAGTATCGAGTCGGATCTCATCCATACTTCAACTGGAAAGCTACCGCTTCAGGACTGAGAGACGATCTGACAAGGAAGAAGAGAATCTACATTACCCAGAGAGGAAACTCAGAATATGGTGGGATTCACCCGAAGAGAGAATTTTCCAATCCAACATCTGAGAAGGGTCTGACCAATTTCCAAGCAAACTATCAAGACAATCTCCAAACGTCCAACTATCTTTTCGGATCTACCAGGCATTGTTCAATGGGAGCCCTCAGACCCCCAGGAGATCGTGAGTTTTCTCAGGGACAAGTTGTTACTTCAATTCCAACTAATTCTAGCGGAACAGCTCAACCGGAAAATAATGGCATCACTCCACTCTATGAAGTCCTTCAAGATTTCGATATTGATGATCCGTCCAATGTTTTGAAACTGAAGATTCCAGAAGAGAGAGCTCCAAATACTATGATCCAGGGAATTCCAGCCACCCTCCCAGTTGATCCGATCACCAATCCAGCCAAAACTCAAGAAACTCCATTTGGAACCAAGAATTCAGATCATGTACCTAACTGTAACTCTGCCCTGGGTGACTATGAATTGTATCCTTACTCAACACCAGCTACCAATATGATGGATACCGGAGGCACCAACGATCCACTCTGTCTGGTTCAACTCCAGGCCATCATTGAAGATTACTCCTCCAATTACAATGACTACGTTCTCCGTCCTCTGACAACAGACATCAACATTCAGATTCCCAAGGGTGTTTACTCAATCCCAGGATTTCTAGACAAGTTCAATTCTCAGATTCAGGATCTCGACCTCGACGATAATCAGGAACTCTCCACTCTGGATAACAACAAGACAGTCAGGAGGTTTACTCCCCTTCAGGGTCAAATTATTTCAGGAGGCCAAGTTTCTCTCATCAACGATTTTACCGAGGACACTCACAACAGAACTATTTATTCGTCAGATCCAGACGCTTTATTCAACACTAACCCTCTGGTCATCGCCATCAGGGTCCAGGATTACAACGATTTGTGCAGAGCTTGGCAAATGACTGGAACCGCACAAGGAGTCTCATTTTATCTCAAGGGTGAGGATTCACAGGAGAACTGCTATCTAAATGGATCCACAGTCATTGGTGGTGGGTCGTATGTTTGGTACAATTTCAGAGATAAGTGTTATTGGGCAGAATTCGTGGATAAGTATTCAGACAAGATTGAGAATATCATCGAAGCCACAGAAGATGAGGATCTTGAAAATTTTGACACCCAGTTCTATTTCTCAGAAAATACAGATCTTGATGACACCCGTGGAAATCCATGGTCCTATGGAGCGCTTGCTACTCTTGGAATTGGGGATGGCGGAGTTAGGCCAATTGCTTACCCGGAACAGTCCACTCTTTCTCAATACAAGATCGAGGGAAATATTGAGGCGAAAATTGACAAATTAAGAAATTACAATGCAACTCAAAAGGGAATCTATGTCGGAGCTCCTGACTTTGCCCTCTCTTATAACCAAGACAATGGTTTCTTTAGCCTGTCAAACCTTCATTGGGGCGTTAGAGTCCCTACGGTTGATTTGGTCGGGGAAACGGCTTATCCAGACAGTGCTATAAATCAAAAGGCAATTCTTTACAGATCATACTCACAATTACTTGGTGGAGATTATCAAATTATGGGACAGGATTCAGATCTTCGCACTTTTATCAAAAATAGTTTGCAAACTCCTCAAGATCAAATTTCCGGAATATTTATTTTTAATTTAGCTAAAAGGACATCTCAAGAGGAAGGCGATTTTATAAATTCTGATTCTGTCGAAATTGGACGCATTTATAACGATTACTTTTCAAACAATGAAGTGGCAGAAGAAGCATGGAAAAACACCATATGGGCACGCCTAGGATTTGCGTATTCTACTTTCAATACCCAACAGGACAATCGACTCGCGTCGTATTATCTTCAGAAGGTATCCACCACAGAAAATACGTCGAATCCATTGACTTCCCAAACGAGTTATTTTTCCACTACTTATGCCGACACAATAGCGACTGTAAAATCTAGGACTCGTCAAGTGCTGTGTACCAATCTTTCGACTGGTGCAGCTTTCAATGATGTTTCAGATTCTATCGACGATAACTATCTTCCAGGTGTGACGACAGGAGAACAGATTGATTCTAAAGCTCTCGAAACCATAGCCTCAGCCCCAGGTACAACCGAAGGTCAGGACAACACACTAGTGAGACTTTACAACAACGCCTCGATCTCCTCAGTTCGTTCAATGTCGGGTGGTTATGTCTACTATCCGATCAAGCTTGGAAATTGGGATACATTCGATGGAACAGTCAATTACACAGCAGCCAACATTTCGGCTCCGGCAGATGGTTATATCTTCCAGTCTCCAAGAAACGGGATCACTTACATCACCAGCAAATCTGGATCAGCTATTCCAGAGGACGAACAGTTGGCCTACAACCGGTCTTATGAATTCGCGGCAACTACCGTCCCTTCATATAATCCAACGACTTACTATTCAAAGACTTATGACCAAGCTGTAGATGGGACTACTTTTCCTGTGGCTTATTCTATGGACAATTATGCCTATCTTCTTTACGGAGCTATGGGTCTAGTTCAAGAGTCTCAATTCAATCTTTCCAATGGAATCTTTAGAGATAGGAGTTTTACACTCGAAGGGTCAATGTTTTTGGCCTCTCAGTCAACGCCTATTCTTTCGTCATCTGATGACATCCAAGCTGATTCACTTCCAACTCTCACTGAGAATGGATACTATATCATCACGTCAGACATTGTCAAACAGGCCGACTCGATTAAGGGAGACGTCCAACTTCCTATTCTCGGGGTGGCACCAATTAGCAGTCTTTCTTCTCAGGATTATCTCACTGCATTCAACAACATGCCACATACCATTAACCAAGATCTGCTTCTCAATTCTATCAATATCAAGATTCTCAATGCTGATCTTACTAACCCTACTTTGGAAAAGAATAGTTCCATTATCATTAGGATTGATCTTCCTCAACCTTCTCCACAACCACCTCTTCCTTTAACAAATGAAGCAGCTCTCGAAGAGCAGAAAAAAGAAATGGCTGGCGAGATTAAATAAAAAAAATTTTCAAAATAAAATGGGAGTCAAAGAAGATCTGGCCAAAGTGAAGGATCATGAAAAGACACTCAGGATGCTGATTCCTTGCATGGAAAAACTCATCTCTGAGAATACCAACCTCAGAGCTTGCCATCTTGAACTTCAAACCAAGATTGACGCTCTTTGTGTTGAGAATGATGAGATGATGAAAAAGCAGATTGAAATGGAAAAGTTGATCAAATAAAAAGATGAACAAACTTGAAACTCTAAATGAACTGACTTATTCAAAAGATATTTCACTAAACAACCAGAAGAAGCTCTATGGCATTTGTGTTAGATTTGGATTAAGTCTAGAAGAGAGATTTGAATTGGTCAATGAATTTAAAGATCAATTGGGCAGGGATAAGTACGATAGATTAGTCTCTTTTTTGAAAGACCATTATGAAAATGCTTAAAGAGATTTTCTATATAAAAGGGCGAGAGCTCGGAAATTTTTGTTCCTCAAAAAAATTTTGAGGAATAAGACTTTAAAAAAGTTTTATTCAACAATATTATTCTTTTATAATATTAACGATTTATATATATTATTGTTTTATTGAATTATTATATTATCGAATTATTATATTATCGTTTTTTAATATTATAAAATTATTTATAGGGTATAGCGCTATACCTTAGTTTATGCACTTTTTTTTATAAAAAAAAGTTTTAAAAAACAATATTATTTATTTTTTTATATATTTTTTATAAAAAAATAAAATATAAAAATCTCGTTTTTCTATAATTTCCAGATTTTTAGGATTTTTACTGAAAATCTGGAAATTCTATGTTTTCCAGATTTCTAGGATTTTTACTGAAAATCTCGTTTTTCTATAATTTCCAGATTTCTAGGATTTTTACTGAAAATCTATTTTAGGAGATTCTTCATTTCTTGACCAATCCTCTTTTCTTCAAAGCATCCTCAATCTTCTGGTCAAGAGCTTCCTGTATTTTAATCCTCATCTCTTCCATATCTTTCTTCACCCTCTCCATATCATCAGCTAGGTCTTGAACTTTCTCCTGAAGCAGTGCCTCTCCATAATCTTTACTCTCCAACGCCTCGATGCGTCGGAACTGGTCCTCGTTCACGGCCTCACATTCTTTAACCTTCTCCCTGACCTCTTCACAGCTCCGGTGGGTGTTGAGCCAGTCTTCGTCGGTCCTCATGAACTGCTCAGCTATCTCTTGGGCCTTGTCCTCCATGAGCTCGTCGAGGGTCTCGTGTGGTTCTGGCTCGGATCGCGAACGCTTCATCTTTTATAAAATTATTCCTTTAAGCATTTTTAAAATTATTCCTTTAAGCACTTTGAGATTTTTAGATCGAGTCTAGAAATCTATTTTTCAGCTTGGGAGGAGCTTGACGATACCTTTGACACTCTTCACCTCGGGGGCGCGCATGACACGCATTCGAAGTGTAGCCGCCTGAGACTTGTTGAGTTCCTTCTCTTGAACCACCTTCCTTAGCATGTCCTTCTCCTTGTCACTGAGCTTGCGCATCCCTCCCTTCTTGCCAGAGCTCTCGTAGGGCTTAGCCCTGCTCTTTGAACCCTCTGGAGTCTGCTCGAGCATCCCACCCCGATGGAAATCCTTGTCTCCCTTATGAGTAACAAAGTCTAGTTCACCTGGCCTGGTTTTCGAAGCTTGACCTTTCTTTGGAGCCATCCTCTTTTTAGATTAAAGATAAATTTAATGTAGGAAAAATAAAATGGCAACTAAACAAGGTTTTCAAATTTACTCTTATGATAGTTCAGGCAAGAAGTATAAACCGGTTCGTTCAGGAACTCAAACAGCAAGTGATAGTTTAGCTGTCACTATGGCTAGTGATGATCAAATCCTCACTGATCTTTCAGATATGATAGTAACCCTGAATGACATTGAGACAAATACTGACGCCGGGGTAGGTGGTTATAGGTTGGGATTTGCTACAACTACGTCCTTGTCGGCAGGCACCAGTTTCACGAGCGATATTTTACCTTATAATTCTTCTTCACAAGTCCAGACTGAAATTTATAGTGATAGCGATGGGACAATGAATTTTACTTTTTATAATGATAGCGTAGGAACAAGCGCTATTAGGTCTTTAGCAGTTCCTTATTCAGCGTCGGATGGATACAGACAATTCAACGCCCCTACTTTCGGTGAAAGTGTTAAATATAATTTCGTGGATAGTGGAAGCGGAAATAGTAATTTTTATTACAGCACTAAATTCACTAATACGGCAATTAGTCAGCAAGGTTTAGCGTTAGATGCCTTCGTTGCTCCTACAATGATGGCTGGGTTAAATAGAAGTGTTTTAACCGCAGCTAACCCAGCTGGAACATATGGCAATGTAGATAGAACAGTTGAGGGTTCCTTGAAAATAGGAATTACTGAACCTCTAACAGCATTTGGAGAAATGCAAGTAGCCCAACCTTTGCCGATAGCCCAAATTGACGCCGTTTATGGATTGAGAGATAATGTTGAAACTTTTATTGATACCACGCCAGGGACTGGGAGTGTAAGCGTAGATACCGGGAACTTCGTATGCCAGACCGGAACTGGAGTGGGCGGATATGGCGTAGCTAGAACTCGTAGAGCTGTTAGTTATCGACCAGGACAAGGGAACGTATTTAGATTTACAGCTATTTTTGATAAGACTAATGCTACAGCTTTGTCATTACAAGCCGCAGGGCCATTTAATAGTATCAGTGGATATTTGATAGGTTATGACGGTGAGGATTTTGGAATTATGCATCGCTATGGTGGAGCTCATGAGACAAGAACTATTACTGTTACTGGTGGTGCAGGAGGAAGTGAAAATTTAACTTTAACATTAAATAGTGTAGGATATACTATCCCATTAACCGCTGGTACTGTTCAACATAATGCTTATGAAATAACCGAATGGTTAAATAGTAATCAAAGCGTATGGGATTGTTGGCAGAATAACGATACCGTTGTTTTATTCGGTTTGAATGTCGGAGCATTAAGCGGGACATATAGTTTTAGTAGTTCAACAGCTACGGGAAGCATAGCACAAGATAAAGCCGGAACTACAAACACGGAAGATTGGGTTTATCAAAGTAATTTTAATATTGACCCATTAGACGGAACAGGTCCAAGTGGAGTGACGATTGACGTTGCCAAGGGTAATGTTTATGAAGTTGAAGTTAAATACTTAGGATATGGAGGGATTACATGGAAAATTGAAAACCCTGCAGACGGAAAATTTTTCCCTTTTCATCGATATGAATTTGCTAATAGTTTAACAACACCCACCGTCACTAATCCTACCTTTAAAATTGGATGGATTAGTGCCTCGTTGGGAAGCACTACTAATTTATCAGTTAAAGGAGCTTCAGCAATGGGAGCATTGCAGGGTTTAAAACACCCTATCCGTCGTCCTCTATCAGAATCTAATCAGAGAACAGGAGTTGCTGGAACGAATGTTTCACTTTTAGCTATTCGAATTCGAAGTGTATTCAGAGGCGTGGCTCAATTAAGTGAAGTATTGCCTAAATTGACATATGTCACCCCTGCTGGGAATAAGCCATGTATTGTAAAAATTTTACTTAATCCAATTTTCGATGGAACGGTTAACGAGACAAACTGGCAATATAAAGATGAAGATGAAAGCATTGTTGAATATGACACAACAGGAACAGCCTTTTCAGATGAAGGTCAAACTATCGCTAGTTTTACAGTGGCTGGAAGCACAACATCTCAAATTATCTATAAAGATTTAACTGATGAATTTATCAATCCATTGCATCTAGAAAGAGGAGATGTGCTATGTATTAGCGCGAGTATTTCGGGTGGTGCTGGTAATGATATCGCCGCGTCTATTACTTGGTTGGAAGATTGATCAAATTGTGTTCACATAATCCCAAATATTTTGAACCTTTCTTTCTAGTTCTTTGACGTGATGAATTTCACTATCTTCTTCTACCTCTTTCGTACAATCCGAATCACAACATTGAGCATGACATCGGCATCGTTGACATGTCATACAGGATATTAATTCCTTGATTACTAGAAGGGCTTCCTTGATCATTCTCTTTTAGAATAAAAAGAGAATAATTTACTCATCCGGAGGGATGATCGAAAAATTGATGGTTGAATGGTAGAGATCCTCTGCTAGAGAATCGTCCTTGAGACGAGTAATTTCTATGTCGAATCTATTGAGAGTCATTTTCTGATTGTTAAGATTGATAATATGAGGATAGTGAGGTTCATAAGCAGATCCCAGATATGGCGTTGAGCTGGTTGTGATGGTAGTGTCTACCGAAGTATCGGAGAATGGCGTCGGGACTGTGGCTAGGATTGCCTGTTTGTAACCCCTTTGATCTTTCTTGGCGTTAGTCTTGAAATTATTGAGAGGAATGTTCTTAATCCGAATCACATAACTCTCAAACTTGTAAGTAGATGAGAAACCCAATGGGAAAAGAACCCGAGGACGTGTCTCATCAAAATCTTCTTCCAAGGCTTGAGGATAGATGTAGCTTGTAGTGTAATTTGTATCAGCATCGACATAAACTCCTAGAGACTTTGCAACCTGCGGTCCCATTGTGAATTTATATCTGAGGAAATTAGAAGAAGCTGCCGGGAGAGCGTCTGTTACAATTGCCGTTCCTACATTTTGAATGTTGGTAGAGAAGAAAGACTGGAGAAGCTGTGAAGATTTAAAGGCTGCTGTTCCATAACCCAAACCAGTGAGGAAATCCTTACTGAAATAAATGTCATAATCCCGACCATCGAAAACAGTAATATCTTCTGAAGCTGAGTTGGCCATCTGAATGTATGGATAGAAATAATTTCTTTCATCATCGGTCTGGCTAACAAAATTCCTGTAAAGAGTAAGTTTGAAATAAAGAACAGTGTTGAGATCAACTTCTTTTATGTCAATTCTTAGATCTGAACTAGTTACCAATTCCATAGAATCAATCGAATATTTCATATTGTCCCAATCCATAATCTTTCCCTGAGTATTGTTGGATGCAACATAGGTATCAAGGAAAACGGTATCTGTTCCTGAACCATCAACACCACGTCTCAGCATGAAAGAGAAGAATGATGTAGGGACTGTCAAAGTATAGTCACTAACAGGAGATCTTCCAACATCTACATAAGCAATAGCCGTAGAGTTAGTCCTAGTACCAGTTCCTACCGTGTCATCATCAGCATATGTAGAACTATAAAACCCTCCAAACACTTGAGCTGAAGTTCCTGCTCCACTTTTGTCAATCAAATCTTGAGATGTCAAAGGTCCACCTCCACTAATGTCATTGAAAATGTAAACAGAACCAGGTAGTTCATCATAATCTGAATCCTCATAAGTTTGTAAAATTGGCTGGTCAAAGTCATGGACGTAAAAAGAAGTTACCCATTGACTTGTTCCTGAGGAAGCATAAACCGAATCAAGGGGATCATCAAAAGCACATCCTACAGAAATACCAGCCGAAGAAAAAACCGAAGAAGTGATTGGTTCGGAAGGATAATCCTCTGGTACGAACCCAACACGAAGTTCATCATCATAGACATCTGATTGAACTTTCAAACTGGTGGCCGTGCTTGATCCATCAATAACATCCTGAAGGACTTCTTCGAATTTAGACTGAATTTGACTATTAGTATAAGTCCCTCTAGGGAAAGAAACTGAATAGGTTGAGGATGGGGCCCCTCCCAATGTATCCGTGCTATCAATAATTACGGAAAGTGTTTCTGTTTCATCGATATAAGCTCCCTCAAATCTCTCAAAAGTCGCTGAGTTAAGATTGATTTTAGAGTTGGCTGGAATGGTAATATCTTCGTCGAAGAACTTTGTAAAACGACACGCAGTATCATTTGGGTCTGTGGAAAGACGATCTTTGGAAACAAGCTGAATTTCCATTTCCTTATTTTAGATAGGGAAATTTATTTAACTTTAGGATCTAACGTCTGATCCAACTTGCCCGACAGGAACTGGAGTTGGCTGAGAAGCTGGTGCTGGACGGGAAAGTTGAGTGGTGGCTTGATTTCTAGCTTCTCCGACAAGTTCTGATTGCTCAGTGGCAATGTCTTTTTGGATAGCCTGTTCTCTCTCAGATTGAGCTTCTTCCTGAGCAGCTAAATCCTGCTTGTCTTTGTATGTTTTAACTGCCTCTCCTACAATGGCGCCGATCGAGGCCAAGTCGAGAGCTCCACCTATCACGGGGATTGCGTCAGCTCCAGCAATGGCGGCAGCCGCTTCATCTGCATCTCCCTCACCGGCTAAGTCGAGACCTGGAACAGTGTCTGCGGCTCCATCCTTAACTTCATTAGCTATGTCGGCCTTGAGTCCTTCTGCAGTTTGTTGTTGAGCGTTAATCTTATCAATTTGTGCGGCAGCGGCTGATCCCTTCGGAGCGACATCGAGGGGTCCAGTTCCCCTGGCTGCTTGACCAATCTCACCTGTTGCTCTCTGAGCATCGAGTTGTTCTCCAGGTCCAGCAAAATCAACTCCTCGAGCTTTGAGTTCAGCTATGGTGCTATCGATATTTCCACTGAGTTGTTTTGCCCTGTCTGTGAGAGCTGCCAAACGATCGGCCTTTCCTCCAATAGTTTCAATACCATCTCCAACACCCTGGGGCTCTTTCCAGACCACATTCCCTTCAGCATCCTTACCAAATGCCCAGTCAGCCTGCATACCTTGGCCCTTAATAGCTCTCCCCTGTCTTGCAAGAGATCTAGCGGTTGCTGAATCTACATTTCCTGTCTGATCCGTGGCGTCGAGGAACTCATCCCCTCCATCCTGCTGAGCAGGATCCCGATAGGATTCGTCCAGTTGTCTCTGAAGGTCGGCGTCGTCATCGGTAGTTCTATTTGCAAGATCTGGAGGTTGGTCCTGATAAGATTCGTCGAGTTGCCTTTGAAGATCGGCATCCTCCGGATCCGGTTCTCTTTCTCCACTTCCCAAAAGAGCCTCTTTTGCACCCCGGGCTAGATCAGCCCCGATGGTGGGGATCTGATCTTTGATGCTAGAAAGTCCATCATTAATGGCTTGCATCACTCTTCCCTTAGCATCCTCAGCCAAAGAACCTATGGTTCCTTCTGGATCTTTCAACAGAGATTTAACCTTGTCATTGCCTAGAATGTCATTCAACTTATTTCTAAATTCTTGAGACTTATCCCACGCATTCTGAATATCCTGAATGGCTGGGATGGCTTTAATTCCACGACGGACCAGATCTCCAGCTCCAATGGCCGTAAATGGAGCTGTTGCATCTTCTGCTAACTTGTCTTGCATCAAAGCGATCTTATCATGGAAGATGTTTTTTGTAGCATCTGGTGGAAGATTAGAAAGTGGATTGATTGGCTGAATAAACTGTCTTTTACTATCTAACCTTTGATTGAACTCTCGGAGTCGATCGAAGTAGGACATCTTATTCTTTTTAACCTATTTGAAAAAATAGGTGAAAATATTATTTAAGAGAAGATATTTAGCTCGTGACGGAAACCTCCATACCCTTCACTGTAGACTGGATCACAGCGGTCCTACTGACTGCCGCGAAGAAATCAACGTCGTAATTTCCATCCTGCTTAAGTGTAATCTGGTTTCCTTCATCTCCAGTAGAATATCCTGAGAGAGTGACAGCTGGGGTGCACTTATACCGACAAACAATAGGATACCTGCCCACATAAGTACCAGACCCAACAATTCCATAATCCCTAGTCTTGGCATCGTAAGCATGGGTGCAGAAAGTTCCCTGGAGACCAGAACCAGTTGCGGCCAGACCAGCCACCAAAGAGTTAGGATCACCAAAGAACATAGGACGCTCAACCTGAAGATCGCGATAACCCAGGGCGAGGTAGTTGGCGTCATACTGAGAAGCCCTCGAAACCTGAGGCTCCGGATAGACGTCAACACCGTTGATCTTCCACTGAAGAGACTCCGAGGCGATGGAATCACAACGCTGACCAAGAAGAGCCTTCGCCTCGGCTGTGGTATCCTTAGCCTGGAACTTCTTCCACATTAGGAGAGTGTGAACCTCACGACCCTCCTGACCAATTCGGAATTCCTGCTCGGTGGTACGATTTTGGAGAACACCGGCCGCCAGATACTCAGCGTTGGTGGTGACCGAAGTGTCAGTACCAGCTGTGACTGCAAGCTGACGTTCAATCTTAACCACATCCAGGAAATTAAGAACCAGACCCCCTTCCTTCATGGTCAGAGCACGTTCCCTCTCCAGAAGTGCCGAAGGGTAGACAATGTAGTCACACAGAAGCTGAACCTCAGATGGGGCATCTAGGTCAGCATCAATTGCCCTAAGAGTGGTGGCGGTGTCTGCATTACAATACTCAGAAGCCCCATGAAATTCCACCTCAATGTAGATCTTGTATTCGGAGAAAAGGAAAAGAGGAATCTCACGACCCTTGAGAGCAGGGATGAGGAGTCCGAGAGGAATTCCATACTTAAAGTTATCAGAAGATGTTGCACTGATTTGAAGAGAATTGGCCCCTGGGGTGGAGTAATCGTACCCACCCTGTTCATCATCCATCTGGAATTGACCATATGTTGTGTCAAGAACATCAGAATCAATAGCCGTGACGAACTGATTTCCAAGATACCAGGCATGGTACCTATTCTGAACCACACGGCGCTGATGCATCAGATTTGCCCAAGTGGACCACTGATTCACCCCATCAGAATCGTTAAGGATAAAATCTCCCACCCGGAAGATGCAACGCTTGATGGCTCCCAGGGCTCCATTGAAAGAGTTAACACGGAGTTCGCCATTGGTAGCCCCAGATGCTCGATTGAGCTTAAATTGAAGAAGGGTGTTGGAGTCAAGATACCCCTGAGGTTCCAGCCTGAAAACATAACGAAGATCAGTTGACGAAGACTGGATTGGTTCAACTCGCTCAGTCCTCACTTCCATATTGGACATCATCCCATCGGCGCCATAATCTGTGAGCTGGGCCAGTGCGGAACTCATTTCTTCTTTTTACTACTCTTTTCTTTTTTTTCCGGCTTTTCGAATATTTTCTCAACATTTTTCTTTTTTGTCTTGATCCCAAGTATCTTCTTCATCTCTTGGACCGTCTTTCCTTGATTCTTTGCCAAGGACTTAAGTTGTTTTTCAGAAAGCGATTTGTAGACCTTCTCCATTCGTTTCGGATCCATCCTTTTTAGAATAGAGATCTTCTTCTGACCAAAGTTTGTCATCGAAATTACGATATGCAGCTAATTGGGGCATGCTCAGATACAGAAAATCATGGGGTTCTTTACGTGATTTCTTGTACAATTCATGGAATCCCTTCTCTCCATTTCCTCCAAAAACTGACAGGCACTCTCCCATGGATTTGAGTTCCTGGTTAGAAAAGTGACCCATCAGGAGATAAGCGGTCGCCTGATTTCTGAGAACTGGAGTCAGATTCTTGAAATACTGAGTGGCTAGGAAAATGCTCAGTTTTCCTTCATCCCCATTGGCATTGGAGATATGTCGATATTTGGTCGAAAGAGCAGAAAGAAGATCTGGTTTGCCTGATTTTTTCTGGGTGATGGATCCGATCGGATCATCGAACACGAAACAATATCTGGCGTCTGTATCGTCTTTTTTGATGTCATCCAGGAGCTCTTCCAAAACATCTTCGGTAATGTCAGTAATCACATAATCAAACTCATCTAGGACTTCTTTATACTGGGCGTCTGAATGAGCTGAGGGTGAGAGAAGAACCTTGATGTCAAACTTCTTTCCATAGAATCTTTCTGAGGTGTACAAATTAACGGCCATGACTGACTTTCCACTCTTCACCTTTCCGACACAGAGAATGAGGTGAGGTATTGGTGGAAGATTTCCACAATCCTCTTCACCAAGCTTTTTCCTATCAACCTTAATCGGATAAACATTGTGATCTTCCATTTTTTATTTTATTTGTTTTTTTATTTTCTAGCATATTTTTCAGCCTGAGGGACATCATATTTTTGACCCATTAAACGTGTCACTCTAACTTTTTCATTAATGGATGGGTTCTGAGACATGAAATACGTAAGGAAAGAATGGCGAAATGGATTGAGACTGATTCCGACTGGAAGAAATCTAGATGTGACTTTGGAAAGAACAGTTGAAAGAGTTTTGCTCTGTCCTGGAAAAAGTGTCGTTTTTCCCTTCTCGATCTGAGATTCTATCTGCTTTGTCAAAACTTCAGCGAGTAGGGGGTCAGTGATTTCCATCTCAGTTCGCCCGAGATATTTTGCCGTTTTGTATTTTTGGAAGACAAAGTGATCTGGAGCTCCATCCTTCAGAACCAGATAATTTTTGTCTCCATCAGATGGTTCTTTCTCCACGATTTCCATGTCAACATAATTTCCAAGACGTGCCGGTGGCTGAAGAGAGAAAACTCCTAAGAGAGCCAATTCCTTCAGCTTGTTCCCCTCTGCCTTTGGAAGATTTTCTTTTATGTAATCTTTGGAGGCCTGATGTAATTTGGGCCATTCAAAATATTCTCCCAATTGTTCTTCTTTATCTGTTTTCTCTTGGTCATTAACTCGGTCCTCTTTCTCTTCAATCATCTCTCCAAGCAAATCTTCATAATCTTCTATAAGCTGAGATGAGGCATCCTGAGAAACTAGCCATGCTTTGAGAGCTGAGATAGTCATGATCACAGTGTTAAGCTTAAAATCTTTGACAAGTTTATCCATAAATCCTTCATAGTCTTCGAAATCTTTCACCTTCCAATCTTGGAATGGCTTCTTAATTACTCTTTCAATCCGTTTTAGATTGTTCCTGTTACTTGACAACGTCTCTTTAGAAGTATGACCTTTCTTTTCCATATACCTATCTAGATATTCTTCCATTTTATTAAAAAAAGTTTTCACCGTTAGGATAAAAATGGGAGAAGAAATATTTGAAAAAAAGAAACGTAAGCTAACAGAGGGACATTTGGAAGCCCTTCGAAGGGGAAGAGCAAAGGCTGCCGAGCGTAGACAGGCCAAGAAGGAAATGGAGAAAATGGAAGTCGCGGCCGTCAAGAAACGTGAAGAGCAAAGAGCTTTTGCTAAGAACCTAAAAAAGGAGCAGGATGTATTGGAGAAGATACGTATTAGGGAGAGAGAAGCAAAGAAGAGAGATGAGATTAAGGAACGCGAAAAGAAATGGGAGGCGGCTCGTCTTGCGGCTCTTGATAAATGCTCTAGCGAAGCCGAATACAGACAAGTGAGTCAGATTCTGGACACCGTTACTTTTGATGATATTAAGAGTGAAGATGGTGTTGAAAAGAAACTTGCTGCTTATTTAAAATGAATGACGAAACCATTCTTGTCTCTAAAGCTGAATGGGAAGAACTCCAGGCCATCAAGGAAAGGATGATTCATTTGATAAATAATGACCTGATAAAGAATGAAAATCTTTGATCGGGTTAAAAGACTGACGTAAGATGGTCAAGGTGGGTAGATATGATTATCAGAAGAGTGATAGACGTGGTAAGAAGCTCATGACGGTTGTTAAGGGTCAAGAGGTGCATTTTGGCGATTCTAAAATGCAGCATTACTTCGACAAAACTGAATTGTTGGCGAAGAATTTGAATCATCTTGACAAGAAGAGAAGAGAGAGTTATTTGAAAAGAGCCAAGGGAATCAAAGATGGTGATGGTAAATTGACCTGGAAAGACCCAACTAGTCCAAACTATCACAGTATTCGTGTGCTCTGGTGATGCATAGACAACATAATCCTACACAGATCCATGACATGAGATCTATCACTATCCCTAACAAATTCATTTTTTAACGAGTTTAAAAAATGGGATTGGCCGAAGATCTTCAAAAACTGACCGTTGCCAGATTGAAAAAGGAAGTTTCTGCCACTAACATCAAGGGGTTCAGTAAGATGAGAAAAGCTGAGTTGATTCAATTGATGGTGAAAAATGCAGATAAGTTTCAACATTTGGTCTCTGCTGGAGAGAAGAAGGCAGAGAAGAAAGGTCCATTTCCAAAGGCGGAAAAAAGCAAAGCTCCTCCTCGGAGACCTCCTCCCCGTCAAGCAGATTTTGCATTTCGGAAGTCTGGAGGGAAAGTGGAGAAGGTCCAAGTTCCAAAAAAGAAGGCAGAGGGTGATCTTTCAGAGGAGGAGTTCATGAAGATGTTTGAATCTTCAAAATCTGCTCCGTCTAAGACGGTTGACCGAACTGGTCTCAAGATTAATGATCTGGGTGATACAAAATGGATTAGTTATGTCAAGGATGGAGTTGACATTAAAATGGCGTTAGAAAAAGGTGTTCTTGACATTTATCAAACCAAGGGTCCAGAAGATAAGGTGGAAAAATACCTACAAGAGGCTTTGAAAAAGCTTCTGGATCAGAAGGTGATCAAGAAAACAACAAAAAGGATTCGTCGTTAAAATATTTCATTCTTTTTAAAAGAATGCCTTTCACAGTCTCTGGTAAGGTGGATGATAAGGGAAGTCGTTACTGGGTCCTCAAAAAAGAAGACGGAAAGTATATCAAAACTAGATACAAGACCCGAGAAGCTGCCATCAGAGCAGCTTACAACTTCATTCGATACCGAGGTGGTGATCCCTATCTAGACAAATCAACTATTCGCTCTCGGACGACTG